CCCTTCGGGTCCTTCCTGAGCCCCCGCCGTATGCGGCGGACGGAGGCGCATTGGTTTTGCGTTGCTAAACGTTCCGCAAAGCCTAAACCGACCGACCTAAACCCGAGGGGCTGGCTAAATGAGAGCCCTTCGACCCTGATGCAGACCGTCAACGCGGCCGAATTGGCCGGGATCCTCAACCTGAGCAAGGGGCGGATCAGCCAGCTTGCGAAAGAGGGTCGGCTGGACGGGTGCTACACCGGCGACGGGCGCGCTCGGCGCTACGACCCGCAGCTGGTGGCGCAGAAGCTGAAGGGAAACCTCGACCAGGGCCAGATGCTCGGGAACGGGGCCTCGACCCGGCAGGCCATCGCTGGGGTGCTGGCTGGGGAGGTCGGTGAACTGGCTCAGACCAGGACGCCACAAGGCAAGGGCTCTGACGGTGCCCTGCCCGACGACGATACCGACGGATACCGCATGGCGCGGCAGGCAAAGCTTGCCGAAGAGGTCCGCCGCATCCGTCGCCAGAACGAGCTGGACGAGGGCACGATGGTCCTGGTCAGCGAGGTCGAACGGCAGGTCGGAAAGGTGCTGCGCCAGGAGATCGCCCAAGTCGAGGAAGCGCTGCGTACCGGGGCGCGGGCCGTGGCCGACAAGCTCGGCGTGGACTTCCGCGCCGTCCGGCAGATCCTGTTGGAGGTTTGGCGGGCGCAGCGGCAAGGGCGCAGCGATGTCCTTGCCGAGCAGGCCGGGGCAGCGGAGATGACGGACGCCGAAAAGGCGGCAGACATCTGATGGGAATGCTGGCGCCGGCAGAGGCCGTGGTCTTCCGGGCCGCGGCCCGCACCATGCTGCCACCGCCCCCGCCGGACATTACCGCCTGGTGCGAGGCGAACATCGTCTTCGACGACCGGTCCCCGATGCCGGGGCCGTTCCGGATTGAGCGGTTCCCGTTTCTGCGGGAAGTGCACGAGGTCCTGTCGCCGGAACACCCGGCCCGGGAAGTGACGATGCGCGGCTCTGCCCAGATCGGGAAGACCGTGTCCCTGATCCAGCCGTGCCTTGGGGCATGGCACGCCCACAGTGCGCTCGACTCGCTGGTGGTGCATCCGACGCAGACCGCTGCGAAGGAATGGGTCATGAACAAGTGGCTGCCGATGCGGCGGGCCACCCCGGCGCTGCGGGACATCTTCGGCGAGGGTCGGGGTGAGAACGTCGACGCCATGTTCAACATGGAGACGGTCGACCGGAACGGGAGCATCAAGGTCGCATCGGCCGGGTCGCCGGCGGACCTGACCGGCACATCGCGTCGCCTGGTGATCGGTGACGACATCTCGAAGTGGGAGATGAGCGACAAGGGCGACCCTGAGGCGCTGATGGTGAGCCGGGCCGAGGCGTTCGAGGATGCGAAGATCTTCAGGGTCTCGACCCCGCTGATCAAGGGCACCTGCCGGATCAGCCGGGCGTTCGACCGGAGCGACCAGCGGTTCTACCATGTGCCGTGTCCGCACTGCGGACACTTCGCGCCGCTGACCTGGGAGAATTTTCGGGCGAACATCGATCCGGAGCGGTTGCATGCCGCGCATTTCACCTGCGCCGCCTGCGGGTGCGTGATCGGGCACGGAGACAAGGAAAGGATCGTCCGGGCGGGCCGCTGGGTTCCGGCCAATCCCCGCGGCGATCATCCGGGGTTCCACCTGTGGCGCGCCTACACGCCGCAGCGGGACTGGGCCTCGATCGCAGTGAGCTACGCCCAGGTGATGGGGTGGAACACGCTGAGCCTGACGGGGGACACGGTCGAGGCGCTGAAGAAGCAGGTCGAGGCGGAAACCGAGCAGGTCTTTTGGAATGACGTTCTGGGCCTGCCGTATGAGCAGGCCAGCAAGGGGCCGGACTGGGAGGCGCTGCGCGACCGGGCAGAGAAGGCCCCAGACGACGAAACACTGCCGCAGGGCATCCTGCCATCGACGGGGTTCATCCTGACGGCCGGGGCCGACTGCCAGGCGGACCGGATCGAGGTGCAGATCGTCGCGTTCACGCGAAACCTGCAGCGCCGGGTGATCGGCTATGTGACGATCCCCTACTACATCGGGGACAAGGAAGGCCGGGAGGCGCTCGACGCCCTGCTGAAGCAGACCTGGCGGACTGAGCGGGGCCTGCGGCTGCCTCTCGACATGCTGGCAATCGACGGATCGGCCTTCACCGAGGACGTGAAGCTCTTCGTCAAGCGTCACCCGCACAACCGGGTGATCATGGTGAAGGGGTCCAGCAGCTCGAACGGGCCGATGCTGGTGCCGATGAAGCGCCGCCGCGCCGACGGGAAGGTCCTGGGCGACGACAAGCATGCCTTCGTCGTGAACGTGAGCCAGATGAAGGCGGACTTCTACGCCTGGCTGGCAAAGCAGGACCCGCTGGAGCGCGGCTTCGTCGGCTTTGCGCGGGCGATGGGGGACGAATACTTCCGCCAGCTCACCGCCGAGGTCCGGGTGCTGAAGCGTGCCACCAGCGGCGTCATGGTCAGCTCGTGGCAGCTGGCCGAGGCCGGACGCCGGAACGAGGCGCTGGACACGATGAACTATGCCGAAGCAGCCGCCCGCCGGAAGGCCTGGCTGTCGATGACCGACCTGCAGTGGGAAAAGCTGACCGCCGAGCGCGGCGGTGCCCCGGCAGACGGTCAAGGCGACCTGTTCGAAATGACGATGCCGGTGGTGGCGCCTGTCGAGGCCCCGAAGCCGGTGGAAGAGAAGAAGCCGACGCAACCGACCGCCGCAACAACCTGGATCGCACCAAGGGCCGACTGGATATGAGCAGTTTCACGCAGGCACAGCTGAACGCTCTGGAAGCCATGATCGCCGGTGGCGTGCTGGAATCAGAGTACGACGGAAAGCGCATCAAGTACCGCAGCATGAGCGAACTGATCCGCGCCCGGGACACGGTCAAGAACGGTCTGGCGGAAGGCAGCGCGATCTCTCGCGTCACCCACGTCAACCCCGTTTTCAGCAAGGGCGTCTAGGCATGAACGTGATCGACCGTGTCATCGCCGAGCTTTCGCCCGGCTGGGCGCGGCGTCGGGCGCAGGATCGCCTGGCATTGAAGGTGCTGGCCCACTACGACGCAGCGACCACGGGCAATCGGGGCGCATCGTGGCGCCGATCCTCGGCCGACGCCGACAATGCTTCTGCCAACCGGATGCGGCTGGCTTTCGTCGGTCGGGACATGATCCGCAACACGCCGCTGGCGCTGCGGGCGCAGACGGTGATCTGCAACAACGTCGTCGGAGACGGGATCATCTGGAAGGTCAGCGGCGGCACGAAGACGCGGTCGGAAAAGTTGCGCCAAGCCATGCGCGCCCACTTCGATACGACCAAGATCGATGCGGATGGACGGTCGAATCTGTACGGCCTGCAGCGGTTGGTCATGAACGCGGTGATCAACGACGGTGAAGTGCTGGTCCGTCGGCGTCGTCGCACAAACCGTGACGGCTTGCCTCTGCCGTTCCAGCTGGAAGTGCTGGAAATTGACCACCTGGATTCCTCGCGGGATCGTCTGTTCAACGCCAAGACAGCCGAGGGCGAGATCCGCGAGGGTATCGAATACGACGCGATCGGTCGACGGGTGGCCTACTGGTTGTTTCCCCAGCACCCCGGCGCGAGCATCGGCCTTCGACAGAGCTTGACTTCAAGGCGCGTTCCGGCGTCGGAAGTGATCCACGTCTACCGGCAGGATCGGCCCAAGCAGATGCGGGGCGTGAGCTGGTTTGCGCCGGTGGCCCTTGCCTTGCAGGACCTGTCCGACGGTCAGGACGCGCAGATCATGCGCCAGAAAATCGCCGCCTGCTTTGCGGCGTTCCGGGTCGCCCCCGAAGCCGACTACGCGACGACCGGCGCGGACGGTTCGCAGACCGACGTTGCGGGGCTGTCCAGCATCATCCCTGGGCGGATACAGAACCTGGCGCCGGGAGAGGACATTCGGTTCAGCACGCCACCTAGCGTGGACGGCTACGATACCTTCACCCGGCTGATCCTGCAGACTGTCGCATCCGGGATGGGGATCACCTATGAAGCCCTTTCCGGCGATCTGAGCCAGGTCAACTTTTCCTCTGCCCGAATGGGCCGGATGGAGATGGATCGGAACGTCAGTGCCTGGCAGTGGCTTCTGCTGATCCCGCAGATGATGCAGCCGATCGCTGCGTGGGCGGTCGAGGCCTTTGACATCGCCAGCGGCCAGATCAAGCCATCGACGGACTTGATTGTCGATTGGGTGCCGCCGCACCGGATGCTGATCGATCCTTCCCGCGAGATCCCGGCAATCGCAGCCGAGATCAGGGCAGGCCTTGCCAGCCGCCAAGGCAAGATTCGCACGTTGGGCTACGACCCCGAAGTGGTGCTTGCCGAGCAGATCGAGGACCGGGCGCTGGCCGAGAAACACAAGCTGCGCTTCGACAGCGACGTGCACTTCCAGGCGCAGGCATCTCCCATCGGGACCGCCCCTAAGTCAGGCAGCACGACGGAAAGCGAAGACGACGAAGCCAAGGACGATGAAGCGCAGCCCAGTGGCGACTCCGCAGAGGACGATGACAATGGCGAAGAATGAACTGATCCTTTACGGCACGGTCGGCGCATCCTGGTGGGAAGAAGAGTTCTTCACGGCCAAGACGGTGCGCGACGAGCTGGCGCAGATGACGGGCGACATCGTCGTCCGCATCAATTCCGGCGGAGGCATCGCGAGCGAGGGGCAGGCGATCTACACCGCCTTGGTCGACTACCCCGGCAAGGTCACGGTGCAGGTGGACGGCGTCGCTGCCTCGGCGGCTTCTCTGATCGCGATGGCGGGCGACGAGATCATCATGCGTCGTGGTGCCTGGATGCTGATCCACGATCCGGCGACGCCCTGGACGATGGGTCGGGGCACCGAGGAGGACCACCTGAAGGAAGCCGAGCTTCTGCGGGTGATCAGCGGGGCCTATGCCGACATCTATGCTGCCCGCAGTGGCAAGAGCCGGGAAGAATGCCGCGCTGTCATGCAGGATGAAACCGTCCTTGACGGTCCGATGGCGGTTGAAATGGGGTTCGCCACCAGCGTCGAAACGGACGGCGATCCGGTCGCCATCGCGACCTTCGACTATCGCATCTATGCCCATGCGCCTGACGAAGCGCGCAAGGCATCCCGCAACCTGGGGCGCGCCCCGGTGAAAAAGGCCGTCATGGCCATGTTCGCGGGCCGCGCCCGCAGTCAAGCACAGGAGAAGCCGAAGATGGCTGAGAAGACCCTGATGGCTGCGGGGGCAACCCTTGCAGCGGCTGAAGACGCTACGACGGAGGAGCCCACCATCGCATCCCCCTCGATCGAAGCGGGTGATCAGAAGGCCGAGGTCACCGCACCATCGGCTGAGGACGCCGCCTTGAAAGCGACGGCCCGTGCCCGTCGCATCCTTGCGTCCACGACGCTCGCGGGCCTGCCGACGGCGTTTGCCGACGAACTGATCGCATCGAAAAAGTCGGTCGAGGAAGCCCTCGACGACATCACCGCCAAATGGAAGGAGAACGGCGACGTGGATACCCCGATGACCGGCGCGCCCACCGCGCGCATCACCCGTGACGAGGTGGACACCCGCCGTCAGGGGATGACCCAGGCCCTGGTTGCGCAGATGCGCCGCCGTGACCCGGAAACCGACGCCGCCCGGCCCTTCATGGAGATGGGTATCATCGCGATGGCCGCCGAAAGCATCGGGCACAAGGGCGCGATCCGCTCGGCCGGCGACAAGGTCGAGATCCTGATGAATGCGACGCATTCGCGCAGCGACTTTCCGGGCATCTTCCAGAACGCCCTGAACAAGGTGCTGCTGGACCGCTACGAGGTTCAGGCGCCGACCTACAAGCTCATCTCGCGCAAGCGGAACTTCAACGATTTCCGCGCCCACCCGATGGTCCGGGCCGGGGACTTCCCCAAGCTGCAGGCCGTCGGTGAAGGTGGCGAGATCAAGTACGGCACCTTCGGGGAGCGGAACGAAACCGCGATCCTGTCGTCGTACGGCATCGCCTTGCGCATTTCGCGCCAGATGATGATCGATGATGATCTGGGAGCCATCGACGACATGGTCGGCGACTACGGCTCGTCGATCGCCAACTTCGAGGAAGAAACTTTCTACACCTTCATGCTCGCCGCGACGCTGGCTTCGGACGGCGGGTCCGTCTGGCAGACGGGCGCGACGCGGGGCAACCTCGCCGGTGCCGGCACCGCGATCACCGTTGCCAGCCTGGGTGCCGGTCGTGCTGCCATGCGGAAGCAGACCTCGATCGACGGCATGAAGCTGAACCTTGCGCCTTCGATCCTGCTGGTGGGCCCCGACAAGGAAACCGAGGCAGATCAGCTCGTCACCTCGATCGTTCCGAACCAGCCGTCCTCGGTCAACCCGTTCTCGGGCCGACTGCAGGTCGTCTCCTCGGCGCAGTTGACCGGGAACATCTGGTTCCTCTTTGCCGATCCGAACCGGGCGGGTGGTGCCTGCTTCGTGCATGGCTTCTTGAATGGTGCCGAAGCTCCGCGTCTGCGGATGGACGAACCCTTCGGCCAGCAGGGCCTGTCCCTGTCGGTGGAGCATGACTTCGGTCTCGGTGCCATCGACTTCCGTGGCACCTACCGCAACCCGGGCGCGTGATCCTGAACGCCTGAGCTGATCGAGCGCGGGGCGGCAATGCCGCCCCGTTTGCTTAAACCCTGATGATCTGGAGATCACGAGATGAAGAACTTCGTTCAAACCGGGGACGTGATCAGCGTTCCCGCCCCCGCAAACGTCACCGCCGGTGGGGCGGTGCTTGTCGGAGCCCTGTTTGGTGTCGCGGTCAACACCGCCCTGTCCGGCGCTGCGGTCGAGATCGCCGTCACGGGTGTGTTCGACCTGCCCAAGACTACTGCCCAGGCGTGGACTGTGGGGCAGCTCCTGTACTGGTCCGGCACCGCGGTGACCAACGTCGCCTCGACGAACAAGCTGATCGGCGTGGCCGCAGCTGCTGCACAGTCGGCGGACACGGTGGGCCGTGTGCGTCTGAACGGCGCTGGCATCACGGTCTGATCCCAGCATGACCGTCTTTTCCGCCGCCATCGACGCAACCTTCCTGGACGCGAACATGGCGGCGGATGCTGTCTATCGGGCATCCGACTCGAACACGGAAGTGCCCTGCCGGGTGATCCTGTCCATGCCGGACGAGGTCACCGACTTCGGCGTCGCCGGAATCGCGTCGGAAACGATGCGCCTGGACGTGCGCGTGGGGGAAGTGCCCGCGCCGACTGAACATGACCGGTTTACCATCGGCACCGAGGTCTATGTCGTGCAGGGCGCTCCCCTGCGGGATCGACTTCGGCTGGTCTGGCGCATCGAGATCGTTCCACTGGACCGCACCGATGCTTGACCTGAAAATCGAGGTTCGCGGCAGCGTCAACGACATCCTGACCGAGGAGCGCCGCGCTGGTGCGCGTTCGGTGTCCCGGGCAATGGTGGGGGCAGCGCAGACCATAAAGGGGGCGTGGCGTGGTGAGATCACGGGCGCGGGCCTCGGAACGCGCCTGGCGAACACGGTGAGAGCACAGGCCTATCCGCAATCCGGTTTCAGCATGAACGCTGCTGCGCTGGTGTGGACACGGGCCTCGAAGATCGTGGGTGCGTTCGAGCGCGGAGCGACCATCCGTGCGCAGAACGGCTTCTGGCTTGCCGTTCCGCTGCCCGCCGCCATGAAATCCGGGCGGGGTGGACGGATCACCCCCGGAGAGTGGGAAAACCGGACGGGACGGGCCTTGCGCTTCGTCTACCGGCCCGGACGTGCCGCGCTTCTGGTCGATGATGGAAGGGTGAAGCGCGGGGCCCGCGTCATGAGCCGGGATGGTTTCACCAAGTCTGCACGCGGATTCAAGAACCGGACCGTGCCGATCTTCGCCCTTGTGCCGCAGGTGACGCTTCGCAAGCGGCTGAACCTTTACAGCACCGCCCTCCGGCTGACCGCTGGCCTTCCCCAGCGCATCGTCGGGGGCTGGAGATCCTGATGCCCAGCAAGCGCGAGACGATCCTTCAGGCTTTGGATTCCCGGTTGAAGGCCACGCTCACACCGCTGCGGGTGGACTATGCCCGCAACGTGGCTGTGCCGACGAAGATTGGCCTGACCGGGAAAGTCATCCTTCGCGATGGGGAACCGGGCGAGCCCGACGTCACGCTGTCGCCGCCGATCTGGTCCTATGAGCATCGCGCCGAGCTGGAAGTCTACTTCCAGGGCGGAGATGGCACCCGCGCCGTGCCGCTGGACGACCTTCTGGTCAAGATCAGCCAGGCGATCGCCACCGACCGCACCTTCGGCGGTCTCTGCAACTGGTGCGAGCCAGAGGCCGCCCAGCCGTCCGACATCCCGGTGCAAGCCGGGCTGAGCTTCAGCGCCGTCACCGTCGGTGTCTGGCTGCACTACGAAACCACCGATCCGCTTCAGTAGGAGATCACCATCATGGCCCGTCAAACCGGCGCGCTGGTCGCGATGAATGCTGCCTTCGAGTCCGTCTACGGCACGGCCCCGGCAAGCGGCTATCGGACCTTTCCTTTCGCCCCCGGCAGCCGCATCGGCGGCAAACGCCCCCTCTTGGAAAACGAGCTTCTGGGCTTTGGCCGCGACCCGCTTGCCCCGGTGCTGGATGCCATCACCGTCGACGGTGAGCTGATCGTCCCGATCGATGTCGAAAACTGGGGTATGTGGCTGAAGGGTGCCTTCGGGTCGCCCACCACCACGGGCACCACGCCGAAGACCCACACCTTCAATTCCGGCGCAACCTCGCTGCCGTCGATGTCGATCGAGGCGGGCTATCCGCAGGTCCCGGCCTACGAGATGGTTTCCGGCCTGATGGTCGACACGCTGCGCTGGAACATGCGCCGGTCGGGCCTGGTCACGGCGCGCGTGGGCCTCATCGGCCAGGGGGCGGCTACCCCGGCCGGAACGACCGGAGCGGGAACGCCCACCTCCTACGCCCTGCAGAGGTTCGGGCCCTTCAACGGCGAAGTCCGCCGCGCGGGCTCGCTCCTCGGCAACATCATGGAGGCCGAGGTCAACTACTCGAACAACCTCGACCCGGTCGGGACGATCCGCAGCGACGGCAAGATCGACGGCCTCGATCCGTCGATCGCGGCGCTGTCCGGCAAATGCACGGTGCGCTTCGCTGACCTGACCCTGTTCAACGATGCGGTGAACGGCACCCCGGCCGAGTTCCAGTTCAACTACGTGATCGGTGCCAACGCATCCTTCACCTTCACCGCCCACGCCGTCTACCTGGAGCGGCCCGCGATCCAGGTCGAAGGACCGGGCGGGGTCGACGTGACCTTCGAATGGATGGCTGCCAAGGCGACCAGCCCGGCGCGGCTGTGCACCGCCGTCCTGGTCAACACGGTGACGAGCTACTGATGCTGCGGCTGATCGATCTCACCGAGCCCGCGTGGCTGAACCTGGGCGGCGGGGTCCGCGTCCAGGTCCTGCCTTTCACCGCAGCCCTGATGCTGCAGATCCGCGCCGATTACCGCAAGGAGATCGCCGACCTGCCAAAGGACGGCGAACCCCTGCATCCCGAGGACCTCGGGCTTCGGTTCAACCAGTGCGTCGCGCGCCATGCCATCGTCGACTGGGATGGCGTTGGCGACGAGCAGGGCGAGCCACTGGCCTGCACGCCTGAGGGCGTCGTCGCCCTGATGGGCATCTACCAGTTCGTCAAGGCGTTCGAGGTTGCCTACGTGACGCCCCGCATGACGCTGGATGCGGAAAAAAACGGATCGTCGCCCGCGCCAAATGGCACCTCGGCGGGGGCGCGGAATATTGCGGACGGTGCGACAGCCCCTGCGCCGAGTGCCCCTACACACTGAACGAACCAGAGACTTCGGAGGGTTGGGCGATCTGGGACCTGTTCCTTCGGGCGGGTCGCCAGGTGCGCGCCATTCCCGGAGCGATCATCGGTTTTGACATGACGGCCGTTCTGGCCCTTGCCCGCGCCTCGGGTGTTTCCGAGGCGCTGGTCTACGAGTTCATGCCCGCGTTGGAAGCGGTGCTGATCGAAGCCCACAACCGGGATCCCGAGGACAATGGCAGAGAAGCAGGTATCAGTCCGGATCAAGGCTGAGGGCGCAGGCCAGCTGAAGGCCGAGTTCCAGTCGATCGGGACCGAGGCGCAGAAAAGCTTCGGAGCCATTGACCGCGGAGCAAGGGGCGGCGGCCAGGCCCTGCAGAACGTCGGCTTCCAGGTCCAGGACTTTGCCGTCCAGGTAGCGGGCGGAACCGACGTGAGCCGCGCCTTCGCGCAGCAGCTGCCGCAGCTTCTGTCCGGCCTCGGCCTGATGGGGGTCCTCTTCGGCACCGTGACGGCGGTTGCAATACCGCTGTTCATGGCCTTCGGCGCTGGCCGGGACCGTGCGAAGGAGCTGGAAGAGTCGGTCAAGTCGCTGAACACGGCGATGGGCGAGCTGCGGTCCGCCACCAGCGCGGCCGAGGTCGATCCGTCGAAGCTGTTCGGCGACTTCGGAGCCGGGGCAGCGCAGGCGCGCGAGGTGCTGGAGATCCAGCGGCAGATCGCAGCAGCACGGGCGGAAAATGCTCTGGCACAGACTAGCAGCAGCCTGACCGCTGTCTTCGGTGACTTCAAGGAAGCCATCGCCATCGGTGACGACGCGGTCACCGCGACGAACCGGCTTTATGCACTGGCCGATGTTGCAGACGCGCTCGGGCTGGATTTCGAGGAGAGCGTCCCGCAAATCGAAGCCGTGGCGCAGGCCTTGCAGGCGGTCTCCGCGGCAGAGGGTCCGCAGGCGCAGGCCGATGCGATGGCCGGCTTGCGCGCAGCGATCCTAGACGCTGCCGAAGCCGGTGGCGTGCTGAGCGAAGAGGCGCTGGTTCTTCTGCAGAACCTGACCGATGCGGAACTTGCCGCGCTGGGTCTGGCGAGGGTCGACATTGCCTCACCCATCGCGGCCGGGGCTGACGAGGCGGCGCGGCTTGCGCAAAACATGGCCTTGGCCGCCGCGGCTTCGCTGAACTACGGGAAGATTCAGAACAAGGGCGACAGCGGGCCAGACGCGGCCCGCCGCTCTGTTCTGGACCTGAACGCACCCGGTCTTCTGAC